GGGCTTTGAACAACGTTATGAGTTTGAAAATTTAAAACAGCATTTAAAATCACAATTTTGTCATGAGAGCAGTTATCGAAAGTTTAGTTTAAGTAATTGTCATAAAGACATAGCAACTGAATTTATCTCCTGGCTAGTTGAATACTGCTTTTACTTTGGCATCCCATTTGAATTTAAAGACTTGGCCAACACGTTTGATACTGGCCGACAAGTTTACTTATGTTTGGTCCATAAACGTTGTACCTGTTGTGGATCAACCAGAAACATCCAAATCAATCATGAGGATACGGTCGGAATTGGCAATGACCGAACTCATCTTGATCACAGAGGACACAGATTAGAAGCTCTGTGCAATCTTCATCATCACGAGTTCCATCAGCTAGGGCTAACGAGTTTTGCCGCTAAGTGGCATTTTCACGGCGTTAAATTGAATGATGATCAACTCGTTAGTTTGAAATTAATGTCTCGAAAACAAATGCAAGAGTTTGACCTGCAGTACGAGCAAGAAAGACTTGCAGAAAAGTTGAGGTATGACCATGAAAGGTAAAAACAAACAGAAAAAGAAACGACCAATTAGGCTGGTTAGTACTGGTGGCAGATTTGCCAAAGATTTTACAAGCTTTAAAGCTGCTAGTTGGTGGTTAAAGGAAAGCCCTGAATTTGTTTCAGAATTAATTAGTCGGGGCATTGTTCACGCAGGAGAGTTTGAATTATTGATTGGAGGGATGTTAGATGACTGAACAACCAGCATATTATTCGATTTTAACAGCAAGCGTTAGATATGACCCACGACTTAAAAATCACGCTGATGAGAAAATTTTGTTCAGCGAGATCACAGCACTAACTAATAAGCTGGGCTATTGTACAGCAAGTAATAGATACTTTGCCGAACTTTACGATCGTCCAGTTCAAACTATTTCAAAATGGATAAATCATTTAAAGTCAATTGGGTATTTGAAAATTGAAATGGTTCGTGAGGGAAAAGAAATAAAACAACGAAAAATTTATACAAATACTAACCCACCTATTAACGCTGACGTTAATACCCCATCACGTTCGCATGAAGGGGGTATTCATGTGAACGTTAAGGACCCTATTCACGTAGACGTGAAGGAGAATATTACAAGTATTAATAATACAAGTATTAATAATAACAATAACAAAGGGGTCGAAAAACAAACGACTGTCAATGCATTTGAAACACTTCAAAAAGCAAACATATCTCTGAATGGAATTACTACTCCAATTTTCTTAGACTATGTCGAATCACTTGGAAATGAGGTCGTTGATTATGCAATTAACAAAATGTGCAGTTCAGCTACTCGAGCATCATGGGGCTATCTGAAAGTGATGTTGAATGATTATGAAGAACACAATGTCAAAACGCTTGAGCAGATTAAAAAGCTAGAAGCTGATTTTGAAGCAAAGAAAGAGAAACGAGGCTTCCGTAAGAAAAAGGTTGTTCAGAAAGAAGCACTTCCTGATTGGGCTGCTAATCCACCTGAACAATCTGTTCAAGCAAATGAATATACAGACGAACAAAGAGCGGAACTAACAGCTAAGCTGGCCAGACTGAGTGAAAAAGGTAAGTCGGATGGTACGAACGAATGTTAAGCAGCTGAGAAGTAGGCATCGAATTAGCCAAGCAGACTTAGGGAAGTTTATCGGTGTTACAGATGGAACTATCAGCAAGTTAGAAAATGGTCGGAACTATCCAAGCATGGAATTAGCAATCAAATTGGCAGACTTTTTCGATGTTAGCTTGGATGAATTAATCGGGAGGAGCAAATTATGACCAAGAATAAACTGAGTGACCTTAATAATCACTTATTTGCAGAGTTAGAACGTTTAGGGGATGAAGATTTAAAGGGCGATTCGTTGAAAGAAGAAATCAATCGAGCAAAAGCTATTTCAGGTGTAGCAACGAATGTTGTTGAGAATGCTAACTTGGCGTTAAAAGCGGCGATTGCTTACGATGATCGTCAGGGCGGGATGAAGTTACCAAAGATGATTAGTGTTGATGAGCATGGGGGCTAACCTTTTTTCGAAAACACAGGAGATTGCCATTAGAGAATTGTCAAAGGGAAGAAGTGCCAGAGAACTTACAAAAATCGTAAATGCAAAATTCAACAGGAATCTTAAAGTTTCCCAAATGAAAAGCTGGAAAGTTAATCATCAGGCTAACAGCGGACGAAATGGTCAATTTAAAAAAGGCATGACTCCCTGGAATAAGGGAAAGAAGACTGGCAACCACGGTCGAATGACTGAGACTCAGTTCAGATCAGAGCCTCACTTAGAAGATAGAAAGCCACTAGGAACTAAAGTAATGAGAGCTGATGGCTATATCTGGATTAAGATCAACAACGACTTGCCATTCAAAAACCGCTGGAAACAGTTGCATCGATTAATTTGGGAAGAACACAACGGGCCGATTCCTAAAGAAAAAAAGCTTATGTTTCTCGATGGTGATCCCACACATGTGGTAATTGATAATTTAGCACTGGTTTCTTCAAGAGAAAATCTCGAGATGAACAGGTATGGATTAAACTCCAAGGATCCAGAATTAACCAAAACAGGAATTAATATTGCAAAAGTAAATATCAAGCTCAGAGAAAGGAGCAAAGGCAAAAATGATTAGACCTGGAATGACAGTTATTTATCAAGAAAATTGTTACAGAGTTAGAACAATTGTCGATTACCAGCCATACCAGTTAGCTCAGTTGCCAGTTAGAAATGGCGATATCTGGGTGCCAGTTGAGCAGCTAACAAAATTGGAGGGATGAACATGGAAAAACAAATTAACTTTGATTTATCAAATGTGGCCAATGGTGGTTTACAGGAAAAATTGGATAGGGCATTAAATCAGGTAACAGAAAACATCATGGATTCAAATACGGACCAAACGAAGAAAAGAAAAATTACAATCAATTTGGTATTTGAACCATCAAAATCAGGGGATGCAGTTGATGTTGATATTCAGACAAAAGTAAGCCTTGTCCCAGAACAAGGTGTTGGCACAACAATGTTGATTGGTCGTGATGGGAAAGGAAAGACGGTGGTTAATGAGCTTAAATCAGGAACACCAGGACAAACATTTATTGATCCTGATGATGGTGAAGTAAAGACAGATACAGGAGTACCAGTTGCAGACATTGAGAAAGAGCAAAAAGTCATTGATCTACAAGCCAAGAAAGGATAGTGAACAGAAATGGAAATGAAAGAATTAAATGATTTAGTTGAATTAGCACGTGAGGCAGAGGGAAAGAAAACATTTGTTGTGGGTGAGCAGACCTGGTTCGTTGACGGAAATGGAGCAGCACATCGAATAAAAGAGACATGTGTTCCTGAACGAAAAGTTGAACTGCACACACTAACTGGTTTGCTTGATTATATTCAAAGTGAACAAAGCAAATTGGATAAGCCGAGATTACGAATTGATAGCCCAACAAGAGTTTATTTTGAAGGTGCGTTGGATAAGTATGGTCGACGTGCTACTGAAGCAGTTGCAGAATTTCAAGCACCAGGGTTTGCGTTTGAAAATTTCTATGGGCAAGAAGAAATGAATATTGCACTTCAATCACGCTTTGTTTCAACACCTGATAGAGAAATCCTATTAAAAGTAATTGGCAACTTACAGGAAAGTGAAGTTAAGCAAGCTAGTGATGATGGTGTATCGCAACAAGTTCAAATCAAATCAGGTGTTGCAAGTGTAGCTGATGTCAAAGTTCCAAATCCTGTTTTACTTGCTCTATACCGAACATTTTTAGAAGTTGAACAGCCCATTAGCAAATTTATCTTCAGGATGCGTTCAGGAATGCAATCGGCAATTTTTGAAGCTGACGGCGGTATGTGGAAGATTGAAGCTACTCAAAAAGTTAAAAAGTACCTGGAAGATGAATTAAAAAATCGTGATTTGAATGCTATTAAAGTGATTGCGTAATAATCACAAGCTCACGTCAGAGGATGCATTGTCCGTTCGCTACGGAACGTGGGCTTAACCGGTTAAATATTTTTGAAAGGAGAAAGTAATGAGAAAGGAAAGAATCAAATTCACTGATTGTAACGGAGCAGTTTTAAATGAGATGGACTCGGTAGAATATGAGGGTGAAACGTATGTAATTGAGAGGTTTTATAAGAATACGGCAGTCTTAGTTAATTTAAGTGGTAAATCAAGTTGGACTCGTCGAGCATTTGACTTTGTATCCATGCAAACGATGAAGAAGGTACAGCCTGGTTAAAATTGAAAGGAGAATTTTAAAATGAAATTTACACCGAAAGAGCTATTAAAAACGAAAGATGAAAGAGGAGCTGATTTTGTCAAATTGGTTGAAATTGGCGGAGAGGATGTTGCAATGATTTTAAGTGGCTACATAGTGTCATTGGACATCCCTGATGAGTTGATCAAGGAGAAGCTAGATGAAAAAGCCCAGACGAAAAATGATTAAGCTACTGCAAGAAAAAATAGTTCATTATCGCAATAAAGCTGGAGCAATTGATTTTAGAGATGCAACAACAGATAAAATTGTTATTTAAGCTTAATCAGTGAGAATTATTAAGCAATTAAGCGTATTGATCAGCTAAGAGCAGAAATTAAATGATGGTGTTAATAAATATGCTTTTATTGATGTTAAAAACCGTATTCTATATGCAAGTGTGATAAGGGAGGGGAGACATTAGAGCAAATAAAAATTAGCACAATTATTAATCATGCTAATTAAAATTGAAATTAATTTAGTATTGCTACGCTTAAAGTGAGATAAGATGCAAAAATAATCCATATTAAGTAAGGAACCATAAGGATAGATGCTAAACGACTATTTTTGTAAAAATGAATTATACAGCTTAATACAACGAGGTCTAATACGATAATTATTAAAAAGCCTAACCAATAGGCACTAACTTTAAAGAAAATAATACTCCAAACAAAGTTTAAAATTAACTGGGTAAGAAAAAGTGAATAGTCAATTAATTTAATATGTTTAGGGTAAACCTGTTGGTATATTAAATAGCCAGAGATGCCAATTAGTGCGTAAAGTATAGGCCATACAATTCCAAATAGATAGGTTGGTGGAGATAAGGCGGGAAGACTAAGATGATTGTAGATGGCTTTAATGTCACCCGCAAAAAAAGCTGATAGACTTCCAATAAACTCTATAACCAATATAAAAACAATCAAACGGATCCAACTGAATTTTTCTTTTTTCGTGTATTCGTACATTAAATTGCCCCCTTTGATACAATTTTACCATTAAATTCAATTTTTAGGTTGGTGATAGATAGCAATTAGGATCATATGAAAAATGTTAGGGATCTTAAGGCGAAGAAAGCAAAAATGGTTCTAGATAAAAATTAAAACAATTTGAATTAATTTTATCGTTTCAATAATTATGAGGGGATGAATAAATGGGTGTACCTAATTATATGAGATATAAGATATCTGAACATGCATTTGATAGAATGCAAAAAAGGTTTGGAATACCACGTGGTGAAGCACAAAGATGGATTGAACGCTTTTTACAGAATGCTACTTTTTATGCAAGTCAAGAAGCCGGAAAACAAAAATTTAAGTGGAATGAAATTACAGCAATCTTAAATGTAAATGATTATGTCGTGATTACAATCTATCCAAAATCAATTGAAGCTGATAAAACAGTAACCAGACAAATTAACCCAGAAATCAAAACAGTTATTAACCGTTCCCTTGGAGAATTTGTTAAGGCAAAGCGTAACCAGCTTTTAGTCAAAATAAACGGGCCAATGATTGAACTATATGACAGCTGGAGATTGTTGGAAAAAGATAGTAGTCAAGTAGATTTTAGGCAAAAATTGAATATCGTCAATGAGTTAATCAATAGGAATGATCTAGTGGTTGAGGAAGCAGAGCAAATTATTGGCAAGGAGGTGAATTGATTAGTGAAAAGATCAATATTTAATTACATTGCAGACATAATACGTGAATATCCAACATCTGAAATGTACATCAAGAAGCGTGAAGATGAGCTGATAAACAGGTTTCAGGAGTTTAAAGATGAAAATGTTGGCGGTGGTCGAGCACAGAATAAAAAAGATGAGGGTGTTGAATGCATGGCGATTACGCTAGCTGAGGACAGACGATTAAATAATCTCAAAAGAAATGAAGAAGCTGTTCGGAAAATTTTAGAGTCGTCTGACCCAGTAACGCGAGATATTATCTATGAACTTTACTTAAGAGAAAACTGCATTTTAACGCTTGAGGGGATTGCGCAAGAAGCTCACCTGTCAGGTACAGCTGTGAAGAAAAGAAGACTAAAATTTTTTGAAAAAGTGGCAGCAGAGTTGGGTTTATAGTTTCTAGATTAATAGAGTTGATGAAAAGTGTCCAAAAAGTGTCCAAAAAGTGTCCAATTAGCATTAAATTAAGTGTCAAAATGATAGCATAAGAAACTTAGGGATGAGTTTCCGGGTTATCTCCGATATCAGATCAGCGGTCGATCGAGCCGCTATTTATGTAGTAAATGAGGGACATCCCTCATGAGCTACTAACAATCATTTAACGGATACTTGTTATCTGTTAGATACTAACTGACAACCGGGAAAGACCGATAAACACTCGTGTTAGTGTTCATCACTTCTGCAGCTGGAAGATAAAAACACTCGATTGTAGCGGAAAATACAGTCACTTGCTAGCGTAAACCGCAAAAAATATTTTTTTCTATCGCTAGCAAAAAAGGGAATGACATTTGATTTCTTCCATCGAAAGAAAATGGTGTTTGGATTGCGAAGTCGGTGAAATCCCGACATACATATTTGTCCGGAATGACATTAAACTACCCCAAATAATTATTTTAACAGTAACGTTCAGAAATGGGCGTTGTTTTTGTTTACTTTTAAGGTTATTAGAGGTTTAATTATATTCGTTAAATTAATTAATTATTTGGGGGAGATATTTTGGATTTTAAACGGATTGAAGAAATATTGAATGATAAAGAAACTGATGCAAGATTACACTTAGTTCATTGGACGGCAGGTGGAAAAGTAAAGACAGTAACACCCACTATTGGAGACCAGTTTGAGAAGAATATAACAAATATAACAAAGCTTCAAGTGAATAATTGCAAAAAATTAACTGAGGAAAAATATAATATTATAGGATCTAATGACGATGTCGTTGAAACAACGAGTAAACAAGCCTATAAAAAAAACATTGACTTAATTATTGAGTCAATTAAAACTCCCACAGCTAAGTTTTCATTCAATAATGATAGTTTTGACTTTTTCGTCTATGAGTTTTGCCCAGAACATACGGAAGAAAACAGTAAAAAAATTTTCGCCTTTAGAAGAACAAAAAAATTTAAATCTTTTAACAAGGGATTTATAGGCCATTTAATAGAAGGACATTTTAAAAAATTAGAAAATGAAAACTTACTTGGAACAGATGGGATAGTTGATGTAATTGTATATGGTGAAAACATTGCTATTTTACAACATGTTGCTTTTGAAAGGATATTCCATATATCTAATGAATTTTATGAGAATGCAAAGAAAGTTTTAAGTAATAAGAAATTTAATAAAAAAATAGCTAATTTCAATCAATTAAAAAATGATGCTTTAAAAAATGGAAATTATGTAAAAAGGCTATCTAAATTGGGTGACTCTAATGTTCCAACTCTTTTTATAGAGGATCTTGAGGCTACAAAAAAGGTTGTTGATTCTTTTAATTTGGGTTTGTCTATTAAAGACGATAAAATAGAATATAATGATGAGACACAATTAGGAAATTTCATAAGTTTAATGCAAGATGCTTATTATAAAACGTTAATTGGAAATCAAAATGGGGTTGATGAAAGAAGGTAAGATTATATGGGATTGGTGTTCAAATGGCTTATTTTTGTATCTTCTTATATTCCTGTATTTGTTATGATTTTTTTAAATCAGCTCAAAGCTTTTTCTGAATACAGCTTAAAAAAAACTTGGCATTTAAATCCTACTTTTTGGTGGTCTCTTATTATAATTTCAGTGGTATCAATTATTACACTAGAAATTTGGTTAAAACTTTTAAAAAATGAATCAAAAACAAATAAAAACTCTTTTAAGATTGATCATATCCAATCTTATGATTCCGAGGTATTGAATTATTTTGTAACTTTTATAATACCAATATTATCTTTAAAGCCAGAATCTTTACCATCAGTTGTAATGAATATGTTGTTACTAGTTATTGAAGGAATCTATTTTGTTAGTAACAATGCTTTGCATTACAATGTTTTACTCATAATACGTCGATTTCATATATATACCTTTGGAGACGATAATATTATAATTACAAAAAAGAAAAAAAGTGATTTAATATTTGATGAGCCTGAAGCAAAACAAGTTGGGACAACTAATATTTATTATATTTAAGTGTAACGTTTTTTATTAAGTTTGAAGCAGCCATTGAGTTGCTTTTTTTGTACGTAAAAATTAAGAATTAATTTATATAATACGAGGAGGATCTACCTATGAATGTACCACATATCAGAATTGAAATAGATGATATTGGGAAAGTGCCAGCTGTTTATATTGATGGCAAACTTATAAAATCTCTAGTCAGAGTTCATGTTGACTGGAATACAGCAGATCAAGACGGTGTTAAATTGAATTCATATAACATTGAAGCATTAGGTGATAATAGCACACAGCAAGGATATGGACAGCAAGCATATTCAAAACTATGAGTAAACCTATTAAACTATCCCACATAAATGGCAAACCTGCTCTGGTCCCTTACGACGCTTCCAATCGTAAAGACAACGACCATGCTTACAATCAAAGGCGGTCTGCTAATCAAAGCAAGTACGTGGCGTTTTACAAGACTAGGGAGTGGCTACATACCAGAAGGCAAGTGCTAACTCGTGACTATCATCTGTGTCAGCGATGCGGACTTGAAGGTTCATTAGTTGATCATGTTGTTCCAAGCAAAGATGATTGGGAAGATCGTCTTAGCTTAGATAACCTTCAAACATTATGCAAAGATTGTCACAGCATTAAAACAAAACGCGAATGGATAAAGCACCACAAAGGAGCTGAAAGATACATGAGTATTAAGGTGGTATGTGGATTACCTGGAAGTGGTAAGTCAACATATGTCAGCAATCACAGAACAGATCACGACTTGATATATGATTACGACGTGCTGATGTCAGCTCTATCAGGATTGCCGTTGCATGAACGCAATCAAGACATTCATGATTATGTGATGTTGTTCTATGATCAACTATTACGCAAGCTAAGAGCTGAGAAGACATTCAACAACGTTTGGATCATACAGACTTATCCTGACGAGAGGTTAGATACATTGCTATCTAGTTACCATCACATCGATCACATACTAATCGATACAGACAAGCAGATTTGCATTGAAAGATTAAAAGAACAGAATCGTTTTAATGAAAACATGAATTCAGTTTTTAATGAATTTTCAAAAAAAGATTTTGGGAAGTTCCGACGCGTTCACTAGAAAAATCTTTGAAGCCCCCACCTAAAAGCATCGGGGCGGGGTTTTAAAAGCGTTCTTGAACGTACGTCCTCTTTTTTGCGTCCCAATTTCTATCAATTTTTAGCCCTCTAGTGGTAGGCAGAACCCAAAATTAATGAATGGAAGGAGTGAAAGTGGGTAATGGCTAGAAAACAAAAACTACTATCGAAATCAACAGCTAATTTAACTGTTTTACAGCAGGAAGCTAAATTTAAAGCGGAATTCTTAGCAGCAGATGGACTGCCAGAACTGCAAAGAACTCCGCCAAATCATTTAAAGGGGGCTGCAAAACAAGAATATAAAAGAATTGTCCAAAGTGTTGGAAAGTTACCACTTAGAAATCTTGATAGAGCTGAACTTGAAAACTATTGTACTTGGTATGGCGTTTATAAACAAATTTCCTTAGAACTATCTGAATCTGACAAGGATGGGCGAGATAAATTAATTTCTCAACTTGATAAAGCCACAAAAAATATTAAGGGGCTTGCATCTGATCTGGGATTGAATGTTAATTCACGGATGCAGATGAATATGCCTAAAATTGATGAAGACAAGCCAAAATCAATTAAGGGGGTATTTGGATGACATTTGATAATCCAATGCCTTTTTTCGTTGATCGTGTTTCAGACGGGTCTTTGATTGTAGGTAAAGCTGTTAACTCAGCAGTCAAAAGGCACCTTAACGATTTAAAAAAATCTGATTGGCGATGGAAATTTGATGAAAATCTAGCGGGTAAAGCAGTTAAGTTCATGGAATTGCTTCCTGATCCCAAAACGGGAAAACCAAACGAATTAGCACCATTTCAAAAATTTATAATTGGTTCAATTTACGGGTGGGTTGATAAAAATAATTCATCAATCAGACGATTCACTGATGTTTTTATTTCAATGGCTCGGAAAAATGGCAAATCATTGCTTATTTCGGGCGTTATTCTTTATGAATTTTTGTTTGGAAAAACGCCGCCTAGAAATAGGCAGTTGTATACAGCTGCAAATGATAGAAAACAGGCAGGGATTATATTTGGGATGGTCAAGGATCGTTTAAAAGCGCTAATGGTTAAAGACGAAGGCATAAAACGTATGTGCCAGATTAAGCGTGATGAGATCATCAATCTGGATGATGGTTCTATCATACGTTCATTTTCAAGAGATGCAGGGTTGGTTGATGGTTATGAACCTCATGTGGCAGTTGTTGATGAATACGCAAATGCTAAGACGACAGACATGATTGAAACCTTAGCGTCAGGTCAGTTGTTGCTGCCGAGCTATTTGACTTTCATTATTTCGACCGCTGGGTTTGACATGAACGTTCCGATGTTCACTCAAAATTATCCTTATGCTAAAAAGGTTCTATCTGGAGAAGTTGAAGCTGAGCGTTATTTTGCTTTCATTGCTGAACAAGATAGCATTGAAGAAGTCAAAAACAAGTCTACTTGGATTAAATCAAACCCATTGTTAGATGTTGATGCTTTAAAAGCTCAAATTACAGATTATTTATCAACTAAACTAAAGCAGGCAGAAAATGATGGTTCAATTAATAGCAAATTGATCAAGAATTTCAATATTTGGCGACAAGCCGCTGAGGATAGCTATATGGATATTCAAAATTGGAATGATGCAGAAATAGAACAGATAAATATTGACGGACAGCGCGTGTGGATTGGTGTTGACGTTGGAAAAACGTCAGATTTATTCGCAATTTCATGGATGATCCCTTGTGAAGGGTACTGGTATGCTGACAGTTTTGCATTTGTAGGAACTAAATACGGATTACAAGCAAAAATCAAAGCTGATCGACTTAATTATCCAGAATTAGAGCGCAAAAATGAATGTGAAATAACCACATTAGAATCAGGAGTAATTGATACTGAACGGGTCTTCAATTGGCTTGACGATTTCGTTGAAAAGCATCGGTTAGATGTTCAGGGGATCTGTTTTGACCCATATCAATATGGACCATTGCTAACTTTGATTGAAAAAAGACATTCTGAGTGGCAACAAATTGAAGTTAGACAAGGTACATTAACTCTCTCGATGCCGACTAAACAATTCAGAGATGATGTTTTGGAGAAACGTATCAGACATCCGGAAAATCAAATTCTTACATCGGCAGTTAATAACGCAGTGCTAAAAAGTGATAACAACGGTGTTAGGATTGATAAAAATAAATATGCAAATAAGATTGATGCCTTAGATGCGTTGTTAGATGCATATGCGGTATGCTTTAGAGAAAATATTGATGACTATTTAACCAATGAAGATGTGTTGAGTGATGATTTTGGATTCTAAGGGGGGTGGCTAAGTGAAAAGCTTATTTAAATTTTATCAATTAAATGAGCCACAGATTCTGATGATCTGTGGTTTTTTAATGCTTTCAATTGGAGCTTTTAAAACAAGTATAATTGTAGGTTGGTTTGTAACTGGCAGTTTGTTCATCGTTTTAGCTCTGCTCTCTGCTTGGATGGCAGGAAGGGGGTGAAATAAATGCTATTCAGAACTAAGGAACCTGAAAAACGTGATTGGGCGACGGACTTAATCAGTGATGGAGTAATTCCAGGCTATTCAACTGGTAGTTTTATAGGTATATCAGCTTTAAAAAACTCTGATGTGCTAACTGCTGTTTCAATCATTGCGTCAAACGTTGCTAGATTTCCTTTGCTGTTGCTCGATGAACAAACCGGGAAGCCTTTTGATAGTGGAGATTTAACATATCTGCTTAACAAAAAGCCAAATGCAATGTTAGATGGATACCATTGGAAATTTATCATGACCATTAATGCACTGCTAGCCAATGATGGTGTTTCACGAATTGTCAGGGATCCAGTAACGCAGGAACCAGCGCTGATTCAATATTTTCCGCCTAGTCAAGTCTATATTGATGATTCAGATGTTAATAACATCAAATATGAATTTACACCGCTGGGAGCTAATCAAACCATTGTTGAGCCAGCTCAAAATGTGATTCATTTTAAATTTTTCACGTATGATGGCATTCATGGACGCTCGCCGCTTCTTAGCTTGAGAGATGAGATAAACTTACAAGAGTCAGGTATTCAAACTCTTTCTAAATTTTTCCAAAGCGGGTTAAAAGGCGGGATTTTGAAAGTTAAAGGAAGGTTGAATAAACAAGCCAGAAAAAAAGCTCGCGAAGATTTTGAATATGCTCAGCAAGGTGCGACAGGTGGTTCTCCAGTCGTAACAGATGACACTATTGATTATCAGACGCTTGAAGTTGATACAAATATTTTGCAGTTAATCAACTCAAACAACTATTCAACTTCCCAAATTGCCAAAGCTATGCATATTCCGGCTTACAAGTTGGGTGTTAATAGTCCTAATCAATCAGTAAAGCAGCTGAATGATGATTTTATTAAATCGGATTTGCCTTACTATTTTGAGCCAATTTCGTCTGAGATTGAATTAAAGATGTTGAATGACCAGCAAAGACATCAGTTTAAAGTTCAATTTGATACCAGAAAAGAAACCGGAATGTCTGTTGCAGATGCCAAAAATGCTGTTGATGGTTCGTTGCTTGATCCAAATGAAGCACGATTCGAAATGGGTGTTAATAAGCGCGATGATCCTAATATGGATCGAATGCAATCTAATTTGAATAATGTTTATCTCGATATGAAAGAAGCCTATCAAAATCCTAATAAGCCTGACAATACGGTCAAAACAATAAATGAGCGTCGTAAAGCTCAAAACCAAGAGCCGATTGAAGGTGGAGATGCAATTTATATGTCATCTGGTGATATTCCGGCAATAGATGTAAACGATACTGGTGGTGATTCTGATGGTTCTTAAACCTTTATATGGTTCTATGAATTCGACACTTGCTAAAACGATAGCCATGAATAATCCTAACTATTCAAAAATAGTTGAACCATTTGGAGACGCTGGTTCCTATGCTTTATATCCACAGAAGAAACCGGCAAAACAACATATCGTAAATATTCAAGATGAAGAAATGCTTGCGATTATGCAATTTGCACAGTCATACAGCAATTCTGATTTTTCAACTCTAAAAAATGAAAATTGGAACAGCGATCAGGATACTTTTAACGAGGTTCAAATGATTTCTGATACTGAGGGTGAAAAGCTAGTATATAAGCATCTTTACAACAAATGGTATGGCATGAGTATGCTTGGAAGTGATGAAGTTAATTGGAATGTGTTAACACTTAATCAAAATAACAAGAATAAGTTGTTTGCATTTTCATTGATGAAAGCACTTCTAAAAACGGTGGAGTTTCAAAATGTCGATCCGCTGAGCTTAATCCCAAGTGATGGGTTCATGATCTTAATTCCTGATAGTCAAAATATAGATAGTGTTAAAAGCAAGCTGACTAGTATATCTGGCCTGTTTTTCTTTGCGGGCAAAATTTCAGACGGATCACAAGCAATTCAGGATGCTCAAACTATGAGTAATCTAAATGTACACGGCCAAGAGGTGGCTTCGATAATGATGAACAGCTACTCAATGATAACTAATTATGATTCAAGACTATCTAAAATTGATCCAGCAAATTATTCAATGAAAGGAGGTGGTATGTAAATGACAGTTGATTTAGAAAAACGCCAAGTATCGACAAAAATCAGTTTGAGAACAACAGATGATCAAGACGGCGCCCCACAACTGATTGAGGGCTACGCTTTAAAATTTAATCGGCAATCTGATGTTCTTGGTGGGGGTTGGGGGCCAACTTTTCGTGAAACAATTGATCCACATGCATTAGATAATACTGATATGTCAAATGTAGTCGCAACTTTTAATCATGACGAAAGCAAAGTCTTAGGCCGTACAGGAGTTAACTTACAACTTTCAGTTGATAATATTGGGCTTAAATTTCAAGTGCAGCCTCCAGATACACAATTGGCACGTGACTTAATGACGAATATTGCTGCTGGAATTATTAATCAGTGTAGTTTCGCGTTCACGATACCTGATGAAGCTACTGCACAAGATTGGGAAGAATCAAACGAAGATGATGTTGATTATATCCGGAGTATTAACCAGATCGATCATCTCTATGATGTATCTGTAGTAACTACACCGGCTTATCCCGATACGGAAGCAGTTGTTGGTCAACGCAGCAGAAAGTTAGTTGAAAATTTAGTTAAGCAAAAAGATTCGTGGAAACAAGAGCGGAAAAAGATGTTATTAGAACTCAAAAAACAAGAAATTTTGGATCAAATTTGAAAAAATTTGGTCTTTTTTTAATATAGAAAAACAGGAGGGTCAATTATGACTTTAGATGAAAAAATCAAGGCTTTAAAAGCTGATATTAAAGCTCAACGAGATAAATTGAGTGCGGATCAAATTTCACTTCGCAATTTAGTTGAAAAATCAGAATCTGATGAAGATTTAGCTAAGGCTAAAGACGCAAGAGGTAAGGTTGATGAACTTAAAGAGGAAATTCGAAAGAACGAAGATACTCTTAAGCTCTATCAAGAAGCTTTGGAAGGTAGCAAGCATAAGAAACCAGTTCCTGGGCGTAACAATGTTAATTCAGAAAAAAATGAGCGTCGTAAAGCTATCATTGAATACATTCGCTCAAAGGGAGCAAAACGTGACGGCTTGAAATTCGAAAAAACTGATGAAGGCACATTTGTTGTTATCAACAAACGTGATATTACGCCAACTACTGATGGAGTATCATCAACAGATGTTGCTAAAACAATTCCTGATGCTATTTCTTATAATCCACAACGTGAAATTCAAACAGTTGTTGATTTAAAACCATTTACTAATGTATTTCAAGCAACAACTAAAAAGGGTAGTTATCCAACGGTTGCTAATGCAACGACAAAAATGGCAACTGTTGCAGAATTAGCAGCTAATCCAGCAATGGCAAAGCCCGACTTTGACGAAATTGATTGGGCAGTAGACACTTATCGTCAAGCACTACCAATTTCCCAAGAATCACTCGATGATTCAGAAATCGACTTAATGGATTTGCTCTCAACAAATGCAGATCAAATCAAACTTAATACTACCAATGACGCAATTTCATCGATTTTGAAGACATTTACTGATCAGACAGTAGCTTCTTTGGACGATTTGAAATTGATTAACAATACCAAGTTAGATCCTGCATATGCCCGTACACTAGTAGTTACACAATCATTTTATCAGTGGTTAGATACCTTGAAAGATAATAATGGCCGTTATTTGTTGCAAGATTCAATCATTTCTCCAAGTGGCAAAGTTGTTTTTGGTATCCCTGTGGTAGTTGTTTCTGATGTAACTTTAGGGGTTGCCGGTGAAGCTCATGCTTTCTTAGGTGATATTAAGCGTGCAGTATTATTTGCTAACCGAGCTGATTTCATGATTCGTTGGGTTGACGATAATATTTACGGTCAATATTTGCAAGCTGGTATGCGCTTTGGCGTTGCTAAAGCAGACGCTAAAGCTGGTTACTTCTTAACCTATACTGCTCCATCAGGAGCTTCTAGCGCAGGCAAATAGATTGAGGGGGAATCTAAATGTCCCTTTTGACAGATGACCAGTTTGCAACCTTAAAACTTTATTGCAAAATAGATCAGGACTTTGATGATGGCGTTTTAAAAAATCTAGTCGATTCAACGGGGCTAGAGATTGCAAGAGCAATTCAGGCAGACTCGACTCCAGCAATCTTCATTAACGATCCTCGGTTTTTAATTGCATTGATGAAACAAGTCAAAGAAGATTATTACCAACGTGGGTTAACGTCTGACAGTAGCTATCGAGCTGAACTTGCAAATGGCGTTGAAGATATTGTTAATCAATTACGTGCAGAATTGAGTGATAACGATGAAATTGACTAATATGAATGAGAGAATTACTTTTTTTAGTTTAAAGCCAAGTGTAATAAACGGAGTCCCAACTAATAATGTTAAAACAGATGAATTTACCTGCTGGGCGGAGGTCGCTAAGCTACCATACCGTGAATTTGTCAATAACTCAACAGAGGTTGGCTATCGGAAAGAAACACCTGTTTTTATCATATCTTTTAAACAGAAAAAAGAGATTCAAACAAATTGGCGAATACGTTGGAGAAATCAGGAATACGAAATCATTTCGATGGATCCAGACTATAAGACAAAAGATACGAATCAGATTGCGGGGAGAGTGATTAGATCATGAGCATTAATGGTGAAGCTGAAATGCTTCTTGCTGTTACTCAATTAACCGAGGGATATGATAGGCGGGCCCGCAAAGCAGTTCGAAGCGGTGGCCAAATGTTTGCAGAAAAACTAAAAGCAGATACTCCAGTTTCAGAGGAAGATCATAGTGGACTAGGTCCATTAGCTGATCATATCAAAACCGGAAGTGTTTCAATTAAAACAGGTGATTATTCAGTTGCTGTGGGATACGACAGTTCTAAAGGTCGTATCGCTCATTTTCCTAATAGTGGGACATCTAAGCAGTCACCACAGCATTTTATTGAAAAAACACAAAGCGAGATGCGAGAGCCAATTCTTATTGAATTTATTAAAGATTTGAAGGTGAATTAATGTCTTTGCCTGAAAGTATTATCTACAATTTATTAGCTAATAACCAACAAGTTGTAGATCTATTAAATGATATCAGAGGTGAACCAACGGATTTTCCTTATATTTTTATAGGTCAACCCAACGATACGTTTACAACCTCAGATAATGCACCTTGGATAAGGATCACTCTAATACCCAATGATACAGCGCTGTATGCTGACGATGAACGGGTTATGCAGAAATATCGTGTCCAAGTAGACTTTTGGATTAATAAAACAGATTTGACTAATTTAGAAAAATTAGAGAGCTTAATTTATGAAATCCTTCATATTAATGAGATTGAGAGATATTATCGTAACCATGAACCAGACGCAGATATCGAAACATTAGAAATGGTTCAAGGAAATTTTGAAGGCTTTGCTTAAAGCCTATTTTTTATGCACAAAATCAAGGAGGAAACAAAATGGGATTAGTAAAATTTGGTGCTAGCAATTTTGAATATGGTGTTGTTGATGATAGTACCAGTTTAGTTGCTTCATCACGAAAAGTTCCAGGACTTTCAAGCGTGAAAGTCGATTTAACTAATGATTTAAAAAAGATTGCTGCTGATGATGGTCCTTATGCAGTTTTATCAGGTGGAATCACTGAAGCAAAAGAAACGATTGAGTTATATGACGTTGATTCTCAGATGAAACAAGATTTATTCGGGATCAAGGTGGTGAAAGGCGTTGAAGTTTATCCTAAGGATATGATAGCAGCTAATGTTGCTACTTTATTTAAGACAAAATTGTCAAACGGTAAAAACTGCTGGGTAGCCTTACTTAAAGGGATGTTTTCTTTACCAAGCGTAGATACTAAGACTGTCGATGGAACTCCAGATCCAAATGCCGATTCAATCGAAGGAGAATTCATGCCACGAGGTGATCAAGAAAATGTTGTTTTGATTGGTCGAGAAGATAATTCTGGTTTTGATTTGACACAATTTAGAAAATGGGTATTCCCATCAGAAGCTGGTGATTTATTGATTAGTGCTACAAATGGTGGAAATACTGGCTCGTAAGGCGAGTTCTAGAGTCTAGTTCGCTTTAAATTAATAGAGTCGCCCATGAAATACACAATAAACACGCAATGTGTTGGCGGCTAATATCAGGAGGAAATTATGGCTTACGAAATAGAATTAGATGTTGGTGGAGAAAAGAAGAAATTTGTTCGAAATGAACCACCGATGTTACGAGAAATGACAAAAGCTCTGATAGTTCAGCAGCAACAATTAAAAATGTATTCAAAAGACGATGGACCAACTGAAGATGATTTTAATAAAAACGAAAAGAACTTAGCAAATTTTGCGGTTTCTTTTTGGAAAAATCAATTTAAGGCCGATCAGTTTATTGCAGGGTGTGATAAAAACAACATGGACATTTTGAATTCAGCCATTGCTGATTCTTTGGGCGGAGGAAATGAAGACAGCCCAAAAAAATCACAGCCCAAGACATCGACAAAGCAATAGATGCAATTAATGAATTTTATAAAGCTCGGATGCAAGAGGGCTACAAATTGCAAGAAGTTGATGTACTTACCAGTGATGATTTAGATCACTTAATTAGCATTTATAAGGAGAAAGAAAAAACAATCGATCAGGCATTTCCTTGGTTATTTTGATTAGAAAGGAGGATATAAATGGCAAGTAGTTTAGGACATTTAGCCGCGACAGTTAGTCTTAATATTGACCCTTTTAAGTCGTCTGCAACAGCTTTAAAAGCACAAATCAAATCGACGACATCTGCTTTAAAAGCTCAAGAGCAAGTTATTAAAGGATCAGGAAGCAGCTTGAATAGTATGAAGGCTGCATATTCTACAATGGGTTCACAGATGAAGAACTATGAGGCTCAATTAGAACGGCAAAAGTCGACTTACGAGGGATTACGCAATCAAACTGCATCAACCGCTGCTGAACAAGAAAAATTAACGGCTCGTCAAGCGAATGCTGCTAATCAAGTAAACAAAACATCTGCCAACATGGAAGTTTTGCGTAATCGAATGGGAACTTTGAATAAATCAATAACTTTACAAAGCTCGGGATGGTATTCAGCTCAGCAAAAAGTTGACGCTTTCAGAGATGTCGCGGGTAGAGTAAGCAGTACGTTAACACCAATTGGCGATACTATGACTACACATGTTACAGCGCCGATTATAGCTGGATTCGGGTATGCAATTAAATCTGCTTCCGATTATGAATATCAATTGGCTGATGTGAAGAAAGAAGTGCAAGCGCAAGGATATTCAGCAAGCCAAGTTAATTCGATAATGAAATCTCTGTCAAATGATACATTAGAATGGGCTCAAAAATATGGTGTTTCTACAAAAGAAATTAATGAAGGAATGTTTGAATTAGTTTCGAATGGCTATAATGTTAAGCAGGCCATGGGGATGATGCCGGAACTTTTGAAGACAATGACGGCTAATAGTGATAAATCAGGGATTTCAATTAAACTAACATCTTCTTTACTTGAGCAATTTGGATTGAATCTAGGATCAAATAACAGGGTCATAAAAAATGGTAACTCAATTATGAATCAAATGACTGAAGCTACACATAAATCTGCAATGTCATTGGAGGATCTTCAAACTATTTCTAGTAATGCAGGTGCTGCAATGCACGGGATGCATGTCAGCACAGCTGACTTTCTTGCTATATCAGGGAGGTTAGTATCTGCTGGAATAGATGCTAGTTCAGTTGGTACGGGATTATCTAGTATGATGACTAGAATAGCAACTGGTACAGGTCAAGCGGCTGGAGATCTAAAAAAATACAATATAGCAATTTATGATTCACACCATAAAATGAGGAACATTTTAGATATTATGGGCAGCATGCAGAAAGCCTATAGAAAAATGAATGATGCTGAAAAACAAAAATTCTTATATGATGTTATGGGTCAGCAAAACATGAAGGTTGGAGCTACTCTCATGGATGCTAATCTTGGAAGGTATCGCAACTTATCAAAAGAAATTTCAAACTCTAATGGTACAGTTGATAAATATAATAAAACAATGCAACATACTTCAGAATTTACAATGCAGCAATTTAAAAGTAGCATTAATGCTCTTAGCATAGAAGTTGGTCAGAAATTATTGCCTACGTTTACACCGCTGATAAAACAAACTACAGGAGTTATTAAAGCATTCACTAAAATGGATAGTTCTACGCAGCAATCAATTATTAAATGGGGATTGCTTGCTGTAGCAGCCGGTCCTGTGATTGGAATATTGGGTAGACTTGCGGGTGCAGCGAGAGGCGTAGGAAGTGTTCTTTTCGGAACAATTGGTGCAATTAATAGAATGAGGTCAGCTGCAACGTTAGGCGGCAATGCAATGCAAATATTTAAGTCTGGTCTTTCTAAATCTGCGTTCGAAGCTGCAAGTTTTACTGGCGCTGCTGGAACTGCTGGAGGAGCAGTTACTGAACTTGGTGCCGCTGGAGGAGAAGCTGCAGCTGGAATCAGCCTGTTAAATCCTGTTGTTTTAGGTGTCACAGCAACAGTTGTGGCCGGAGCAGCAGTATGGGAAATTTGGGGCAAAAAAGCTTATGAATCACAACAGAGAACTAACAAGTGGGGCTCAGATGTTGGACAACAGGCTGACTCTGCACTAACTAAATTTCAAGGATTTAGCAGCAAAGCTGGAAGTTCATTAACTGATTTTGAAAAAGCTAGTCAAACTAGCACAAAGAGTGTTTCTAAAGATTTTGGTGATATGTATTCAGATATGCAAAAGGATTCTCAGAACACTATCTCTCAAATGAAAAAAGATATGCAAGGATTGCCAAGCTCAGTCCAAACAGATTTAAAGAAAGACGTTAAGCAGCGACAAAAATATAATGCAAAGGTTTTGTCGGATGCAAAAGAAAATTATACCAATGCTGAAACAATTTTAAAGGCTCATAATGGCAAAATGTCCGATTTATCGGATACAGAAAGAGCTGCGCTACTAAATTATCAGCAGCAGATGAATGAAGACGAAATTAAATTATTAAAACTTAGTGGAAGTAAAAAGAAGAACATTTTAGCTGCCTTGAATGGCGATATCAGTAATATGACGCACAATCAGCGAAATACTACTATTAATGAACTAACTTCTTCAATGCAAAAAGAAAATAAATTATACAATGATCAGAAGTCTAAAATTGATTCAATGTATAGCAAGGGAGAAATTTCTTCTAAACAATATGCTCAAGCTTTAAAAGACTTGCAGACAGTTCATAAATCTACTACAGACGGAATGGCTGCCGCAATTTTGAAACTTGACAAGGCGAACGGTGCTTCAAAATCACAGATTGAGCAAGATCTATTAAATGTGGGGTACACATATAAGCAGGCTGCTGCTATTGTTAGACAGCAAAACACTGACATGGCTAATAGTACTTCGCTAGTAGTAGCTGGTGTTTCAAACATGAGTGGCAAAGTAAAAACCGCTGCCCAGGCATGGAATAGCTTAATCTTTGATCCCAAAACAGGTAAAGTTAAAACTAATGCTCAAGATGAAGTTAATAAAGCTGTTCAAAGCAAAAATCAATGGAATCAGATTCAACTGCTTGAAAGAAAAGGCAAAATGAGCAGTAATGCGAAAGCTATGGTTGCGGATGCATTGCTTCAAACTGGTAAATGGGACTCACTCAGTTTTAAACAACAAAAAGCCTGGATTCAAACGAACGCTGGGGCAGAAATTTACAAGGCATTGTCTGCGAATGGAAAGTGGAATACCATGAACTTCGCAGCAAAAGAAGCCGTGATTAATGCTAAAGGTTTACCACAATTGGCAAATGCGATTGTGAAATACAATCTTTGGAATGACTTGCCAACTAAAGTCAAAGAGCTTTTAGCTACTGATAAGACAGCTTCAGCTACATTGAAAAATGCTGGGATTAATGTTGACTCATATAATAGTAAGAACCCAAAGCATAAAGTACTAACCGGTGACTCGTCTAATGTTGATAATGCGTCAAGCAAAGGTAAAAACTCAATTAACTCGTTTAACAGCACTGCTCCGTTAGGCAAAAGATTTCAAGGTAATTCTTCAAGCGTGGATAGTGCATCATCAAGTGGCCGTAACTCGGTCACAAGGTTTAGAGACACTTCACCTGGAGGGTCAAAAAGCTTACGAGCTAGAGATAATGCTTCAGGTCCTGCTTCGTCTGCTAGGAGTGCTGTTTTGCAATTCAGCTGGCTAGGGGATCATACAGTTACTCTGACGACAGTTAAAAGAACGGTACATGAGGTTGTTAATAAAGTTAGTTCATTTTTTGGAAACTTATTCGCAACTGGTACTGAAGATGCCCCTGAAGGAATGGCTGTTTTGGGCGATGGCGGCAGAAATGAGCCATATTTAACTCCAAGCGGAAGCCTTGGAATTTCTCCAAATGTGCCTACTCCATATTATTTGGAAAGAGGTACGAGAGTATGGCCATCAATTCAAGCTTTCAAACAAGACATTCCACATTATGCTAATGGAACATTGGGACACAATGGAGCTGTTAATACTTTGCTTGAAGCGCGGCCGACTATTAGCAAAATGGCTGACACAAATGTTACTGTTAATAGTAATAATGCCGATGTAGTTGAGGTTCTTCAGCAACAAATGACATTGCAGAAATCACAAATAGCTTTGCTTAGTCGTTTACTGAATGCAGCTACTAGTCCTAGTTCAACTCAAAATAATCGGAGTTTGATACGATCAATATCTCAGCAAATAAATTCGCTCAATGTTGATCAGAAAAGAGGTAGTTTAGCGTGATAAGCACATTCGATTTTAACGGTCATAACTCAAAAGAATTTAATATGTATATCAATGCTGAAATAAATATCTCAAGTTCACAGCCTGATTATTCAACAATTGAAGTTCCAGGACGCGATGGTGATCTAATTTTGCCTAACAACAGATATAAGTCTTTTAGCCAGACTGTACCTGTTATTTTTTTAGGCGGATATAAAGATACAATGTCGAAAATAGAACAAGTTCGTAGATGGCTGCTAAGTGACACAGAATTTCATGATTTTAAGTTGTCAAGCGATTCAGGATATACGTATCGAGCAGCATATCTTGGGAATTTTGAAGTTAAAAAAGCGACTGACGAATTAAGTGCTGATTTAAGTTTTGAAATGATGCCTTACAAGTATCTTAACGGTGGCCTGAACAGTCAAACTATTTCGAGCGGGACTACTTTGACTAACTCAGGTAGTATTCCTGCTTTACCACTGTTTAAAATAACCGGCAGTGGTGATATAACGGTAACTCTAGGCAGCCAGATGGTTTCTTTAAAAGGCGTTGATACAGGTATTATTTTGGATTGTGATTCGCAATTGTGTACTAGCTTAGATGGAACAAGAACTCAATTTGATAAGTTATATAGCAATTTCCCTAACTTACCGGTTGGAAATACAAAAATTAGCTGGTCGGGGACAGTTAGTGATTTTGAAATAACTCCGAGATGGAAGGTGAGAACGTGAGCGTACCGGTTTTATATGAGGCTAACGCAACAGACTTTTTTAATAAAGGCTTAGGGACACTCCCAGATGCACTAACATCTGTGGTGACGGAAGAACGAAATGGAGAATTTATTTTCGAGATGACCTATCCTGCTGACGGGGCTAGAGCAGATTTACTTGAAAATAATCGAATAATTAAAGTAGACGCTGGTCATGTTTTAAAA